CATCTAATATTGCTGTTCCAGATACGCCTGTATTAAGAACAGATACACTAACAAACAAAACATTAACAAGTCCTGTTCTTAATACAGGCGTATCTGGAACAGCAATATTAGATGAAGATAATTTTGCTTCTGATTCATCTACAAAATTAGCAACTCAACAATCTATTAAAGCTTATATCGCTACACAAGTAAGTGTGGGAGATATTACTTCAGTTGTTGCAGGAACAGGTTTAACAGATGGTGGAACATCAGGTGATGTTACTTTAAATGTTGTTGGCGGAACAGGTATCACAGCAAACGCAAATGATATAGCAATCGATTCAACTGTAACAACTTTAACAGGAACTCAAACATTAACAAACAAAACACTTACAACACCAACAATAACAACACCTATTATTAATACAGGTGGTGCTTTAAAGAATGGTTCATCAAGTGCAGGTTATATAGATTTCTATGAGGATTCAGACAATGGTACAAACTATGCTAGAGTAATTGGACCTGCTTCAACAGCAACTGTAACTCTTACGTTACCTGCTGCTACAGATACAATTATTGGTAAAGCAACAACTGATACACTTACAAACAAATCAATTGATTTAGGTACTAATACAGTTACAGGTTCATTAGCTGAATTTAACACTGCATTACAAAGTGAAAGTTTTGCTGGACTAGCTGAGGCACAAACATTAACTAATAAAACTATTGCATTAGGAAGTAATACTGTTTCTGGAACATTAGCTGAGTTTCAAACAGCAGTTACAGACGCAACTTTAGTTGATTTAGATGACGCACAAACTTTAACAAACAAAACTATATCAGGTTCTTCAAACACATTATCTAATATTGCTAATGGTTCATTAACCAATTCTGGAATAACAGTTTCAGATGGTTCCAATACTACAGCAGTTGCTCTAGGTGGAACAATGACATTTGCTGGAACTACTAACGAAGTTAATGTTGCTGAAAGTTCAGGAACAGTAACTATCGGTCTTCCAGATGATGTAACAATTTCTGGTGACTTAACTGTTTCTGGTGATACTACTACGGTTAATACTTCAACATTGGCAGTAGAAGATCCATTAGTTTCCCTTGCAACAGGAAATAATTCATCCGATGCTGTTGATATTGGTATCTATGGGTTGTACGATACATCTGGTTCACAAGACCTTTATGGTGGTTTGTTTAGGGATGCTTCAGATACTAAATGGAAGTTATTTAAAGATAATCAAGCTGCACCAACAACAACTGTAAACACAAGTGGTACAGGTTATGCTGTTGGAACAATTGTTGCTAATTTAGAAGCAACAACTGCTACATTGGGTGGCGTAAATGTCTTATCTACAACTAATACTGAAACAGTTACGAACAAAACTATTAACTGTTCTAACAACACGGTTTCTAACATTGTTTCATCAATGTTTGCTACTGCTGTGTCATTACAGATAATTAATTCATCCGATGCTGTACAGAAAACAATATACGGAACTAGTTCGTAAGATTTAATTAATCACTTAATTAACTATTTTTTACATAACGCATTTATGCGTAAACTGGGATTGAGCCTTATTAACAGTTAATAAATAGTATAAATAGTAAAAAGGAACTATTATATGGCAGAACCAGCAACGAGAGAAACGTTAAAACAATACGCTTTAAGAGCATTAGGCAAACCAGTTATTGAAATTAATGCTGATGACGATCAGTTAGAAGATAGATTAGATGAAGCCTTACAATACTTTGCTCAATATCATTACGATGGTGTAGAGCGTACTTATCTTAAATACGAAGTTACCCAAGCAGATGTAGATAGAATAAAAACTCCAACAGGAGATACTGCTACAACAATTACTAAAAATTCAGTAACTACTGCATGGACCGAACAAAATAATTTTATAGTAGTACCAGAAGCTGTATTAGCAGTAACTAGAATCTTTCCTCTTTCTAATAGAGGTAATCAAAACTTGTTTGATATAAGATACCAATTAAGATTAAACGACCTTTATGATTTTTCTTCAACATCAATTATACATTATGATATGGTATTAAGGCATTTAGATTTTTTAGACCATATTCTAGTAGGAGAGAAACCTATAAGATTTAATCAATATAATAATAAACTTTTTGTAGATATGGATTGGAAAACAGACATATCTGTAGGTGAGTTTCTTGTTATTGAGTGTTTTAGAAAATTAGACCCAACAACATTTACAGATGTTTATAATGACATTTATTTGAAAAGATATACAACTGCTTTGTTTAAAAAGCAGTGGGGGAGCAATCTTTCAAAATTTAATGGTGTGGCTATGATTGGTGGCGTATCATTAAATGGTCAACAAATATATTCAGAAGCATTAGAGGATGTTAAAAAATTAGAAGATGAAATAAGAGGCACATACGAAACGCCTATAACTTATATGATAGGATAATGCTATGCCAGTCAATCACTACTTTCAAGGCGGCGATGGAATCGGTAATGAAGCAGAGAAAAGATTACACGAAGATATAATTATAGAAGGCTTAAAGATTTACGGCCACGACTGCTACTATTTACCAAGAACAATTGTCAATCAGGATTTAATTTTAGGAGAGGATACTCTTTCTAAATTTGATGATTCTTATTTACTTGAAATGTATGTGGAGACAACTGATGGATTTGCAGGTGAGCAGGAGTTAGTTTCTAAATTTGGTTTAGAAATAAGAGATGATACAACGTTTATGATTTCAAAAAGACGTTGGCAAAATCAAGTTGATAATGCAGCTACATTAATTAAAGAAGGAAGACCTAACGAAGGAGATTTAATATATGTTCCTTTAATGGGTAGTTTCTTTGAAATACAGTTTGTTGAAGACCAAGAGCCATTCTTCCAATTAGGAAATTTACCAGTATATAAATTAAGAGCAACTAAATTTGAGTACAGTTCAGAAAAACTTTCTGGTGCTATACCTGAAATTAGTGACGCAGAAAAAGATTTATCTATAGATTTATTACAACATCAAGCATTATTAGAAACTGGTGGTGGAACATTATTAGAAAGTACAGATTCCGTTTTAGGTAATATGGATTATTTAATATTAGAAAGTGATACATTTAATTTAGCAACTCAAACAAGAGATTATGCTGACAATGATACATATGAATCAGACGCAGGTTTCGGTACAGCAAGTACAGATGATGATATATTAGACTTTACTGAAAGAAACCCATTTGGTGAAGTAGATGAGGAGAGTATTTAATGTTTGGAAGACGATTTTACCACGAGTCATTAAGAAAAGTTGTTGTATCATTTGGTACAATATTTAATAATATTGTTATTCATAGAACAAATAGCGAAGGCGATGTTGTACAAAAAATTAAAGTGCCTTTAGCATATTCACCTAAAGAAAAGTTTTTAACAAGATTAGAGCAACAGCCTAGTTTAGAAAAAAGAGAAATGGCTATTACGTTGCCTAGAATGGGATTTGAAATATCAGGTATTACATATGACGCTACTCGTAAGTTACAAAGAGTAGGAAAGTTTAAAGCAGTTAATACTACAGACGCTAATAAAATGTATTATCAATATAATCCTGTTCCATATAATATTAGTTTTAGTTTATACTGTTTTACAGCAACTGCTGAAGGTGGTTTACAAATTGTTGAACAAATATTACCTTACTTTCAACCAGACTATACAGTTACAATAAACGTAATCCCAAGTATGGGAATTAAAAGAGATGTACCGATTACACTAAATAGTGTTACTTACGAAGATACTTACGATGGTAGTTATACAAACAGACGTGCTGTAAATTATACTTTAGGATTTACTGCAAAAACTTATTTGTATGGACCTATATACTCTAGCAAAGTTATTAAAGAAGCTATTTCGGATGTATATACAGATACAACTACAACAGAAAAGAAAGAGGAACGAATTGTGGTCGTTCCAGATCCAACTTCTGCTGGCGCTGATGATGATTTTGGATTTACAACAACAATAACAACATATGATAGTGCTGAATAATTTGGAACAATATGACAATAGACGACAAAATAAATGAGGCTCTAGGTATCATACCAGAGAAGCCTGCTACAAAAGCAGTAGTTAAACAAGAATTTACTCCACCAGTTCCTAGATTAGAAGATAAGGACAAAGAAGATGTGGATAATGATTACAAATACAGTAGAGAAAATTATTACAATCTTATAGAACGTGGACAGGACGCAATACAAGGTATATTAGATATTGCAAAAGAAGGACAACACCCTAGAGCATATGAAGTTGCAGGCCAATTGATAACTTCGGTAGGTCAAACGGTAGATAAACTACAAGACTTACAAAAGAAATTAAAAGATTTAAAAGATGTACCTAATAAAACTACAGCTAATATTAAACAAGCTCTTTTTGTAGGTTCTTCAGCAGAATTACATAAAATGCTTAAGAATAAAAACAAAAACGGATTAGCAAAAGAAGATAAAGATTTTAAAAAGACTGATTGGCAAGATGAAGTAAAATACGATTAAGGAGGATGTATGAAATATAATAGTGAAGCATATTTAGGAAATCCTAATCTATTTAAAGCCAATACAAAGCAAGAATATACTGAACAACAAGTAATTGAAATTGCTAAATGTATGGAAGAGCCTGCATACTTTATTACAAAATATATTAAAATTGTAAGTATTGATGAAGGTTTGGTACCTTTTAATATGTACAAGTTTCAGGAAAAAATGGTTCATACTTTTCATAATAACCGTTTTTCAATTTGTAAACTTCCAAGACAATCTGGAAAATCAACAACAATCATCGCTTATCTATTACATCAAGTTATCTTTAATGATAATATAAACGTTGCAATATTAGCCAATAAGAGTTCTACTGCTAGAGATTTATTAGGTAGACTTCAACTCGCATATGAAAATTTACCTACTTGGTTACAACAAGGTGTTTTAAATTGGAACAAAGGTTCACTTGAATTAGAAAATGGTTCAAAAATACTCGCAGCTGCAACATCTTCAAGTGCAATTAGGGGTGGATCATTTAATATTATATTCCTAGATGATTTTGCTTTCATACCTGCCAATATATCTGAACAATTTTTTAGTTCAGTTTATCCAACAATTTCATCTGGTAAAAAATCCAAAGTAATGATTGTATCTACACCACATGGAATGAATATGTTTTATAAACTTTGGAATGATTCTATACATAAAAGAAATGATTATATACCTGTAGAAGTACATTGGACTGAAATACCTGGTAGAGATGAAAAATGGAAACAAGAAACAATAAGAAATACAAGTGAAGCACAATTTGCTACCGAGTTTGAATGTGAGTTTGTAGGTTCGGTTGATACGTTAATTAATCCATCAAAAATAAGATTACTATCTCACAATATACCTATTGTTTCAAATGCAGGATTAGATTTATACGAAAGGCCTGTAAAAGGAAAAGATTATGTAATGACAGTTGACGTTGCTAGAGGTACTGTAAGAGATTATTCTGCTTTTGTTGTATTTGATGTTTCAAAAATGCCTTATAAGATAGTAGCAAAATTTAGAGATAACGAAATAAAACCTTTGTTATTTCCTCACACAATAGAAAAAGTAGGAAGGCAATATAATAATGCTTATGTTTGTGTAGAAGTAAATGATATAGGACATCAAGTTGCTGACGCTTTACAATTTGAATTAGAATATGGAAACTTATTAATGTGTATGATGAAAGGTAGAGCAGGTCAAATATTAGGTGGTGGTTTTTCTAAAAGAGGTACTCAATTAGGAGTACGTATGACAAAACAAGTAAAAAGAATAGGTTGTGGAAACTTAAAAACACTTATAGAAAGTGATAAGATTATTGTACCTGATTTTGAAATTATACAAGAATTGTCAACATTTGTTAGACGAGGTTCTGGATGGGCAGGTGAAGAAGGCACAAATGATGACTTGGTTATGTGTTTAGTTATATTTTCGTGGTTATCTAATCAAAGATATTTTAAAGAATTAACAGACCAAGATGTACGTGCTAGATTATATGAAGAACAAGCACACGCTATAGAACAAGATATGGCACCATTTGGATTTATGGACGATGGATTAGAGGATGATTCATTTGTAGATGATAAAGGTGAGAAATGGACACCTATAACAGTAAGAAAGGGAGAAATCCTGTAAAGATTATATTATTCATAAATATAAGTGAGATTTATGATACTTATTAGCTAATAAGATATTAAGAGGAGAACAAACATATGGCATTTCAAGTTTCACCAGGTGTTCTCGTACAAGAGAAAGACTTAACAAACGTTATACCAGCAGTAGCAACTACTATAGGTGCTGTTGCAGGACAATTCTCACAAGGCCCAATGGATGAAGTAGTATCTATTGCGTCTGAAAAAGAATTGGTAGAAACATTTGGTAAACCTGACTCTACAAACTTTGAATACTTTTTTAGTGCTGCTAGTTTTCTACAGTACTCATCAAGTTTAAGAGTGGTACGAGTTGCAAACACTTCAAGTGTAAACGCTGTTTCAAGCGGAACAGCTTTGCGAATAAAAAATACAGAACATTACTCTACAGGTGACGGAAGTACAGGACCTTATAACGATGGTTCAGCATCCGTTGGCGAGTGGGCTGCAAGAACAGCAGGCGCTTGGGGTAATAGCTTAAAGATTTCAACGTGTCCGAGTGCAACGGCTTACGAAGAAACAAATAAAACAACAACTAACGACTCTTCAACAGCAGTGGGAGATACAACTATCATATTAACATCAGGAACTGATTTTAATGTAGGTGATATTGTTAACTTCGGCGAATCTGGTGGGCACGAATATAGAGTTACTGGTGTTTCAACAAACACTTTAACTTTCGTAAGACACCCTTCAGGTACAGGCGGAACACACACAGCTGTTGCAAATGGCTCACAAGTAAGAAGAAGATGGCAATATTATGACCTAGTAGATAAAGCACCAGGTACTTCAACATATACTTCTACAAGAAGTGGAGTAAATGACGAACTTCACATTGTAATTATAGATGAAGATGGTGGTGTTACAGGTACTGCTGGCGAAGTTTTAGAAGTTTATGATTCAGTATCAAAAGCTTCTGACGCTAAAACAGCACAAGGTGGCGTTAATTATTATCCAGATGTAATTTATAATCAATCACAATACATTTACTGGATGGATCACATTGCAACTGGTTCAAATTGGGGCAGTACAGCTTCTGGAACAACTTCCACAGCTCTTTCAGCACCATATAGTAGATCACTTGTTGATGGTGCAGATGGTTCAACAGCTACAACTGCTGAATTAAAAACTGCATATGAAAAATATAATGACGCTGATACAGTAGATGTTAATTTAATCATCTCTGGAAAAGGTGGCGCTACTCACGTAGATAACTTAATCACAATTGCTGAAAATAGAAAAGACGCTGTTGTATTTTGTTCACCTGAAAGATCAGACGTAGTTAACGTGACTAATTCTAATACACAATTAAGTAATGTTAAGACATTCTTTAATACTGTTAGATCATCTTCATATGTTGTATTTGACAGTGGTTACAAATATACTTACGACAAATACAATGACGTGTTTAGATATATTCCATTGAATGGAGATATTGCTGGATTGGCTGCAAGAACAGATATGATTGCAGACTCTTGGTTCTCACCTGCTGGTTTCAACAGAGGAGTAATTAGAGGGGCAGTTAAACTTGCTTTCAACCCTGCCAAAACACAAAGAGATGAGTTGTACAGAGCTAGAATCAATCCAGTGGTAACTTTACCAGGTCAAGGAACAGTATTGTTCGGAGACAAAACAGGATTATCTACTCCGTCAGCGTTTGATAGAATAAATGTTAGAAGATTGTTTATCGTTTTAGAAAAAGCAATCTCAACTGCTTCTAAATTTCAACTATTTGAGTTCAATGATGAGTTCACTAGAGCACAATTTAGAAATATAATTGAACCATTTTTAAGAGATGTACAAGGTAGACGTGGAGTTACAGACTTTTTAGTAGTATGTGATACTTCAAATAATACTGCTGCTGTCATTGATAGAAATGAGTTTAAGGCAGACATTTTTGTTAAACCAAATAGATCAATTAACTTTATACAACTACAATTCGTAGCGACTAGAACAGGTGTTGCTTTTGAAGAAGTGGTGGGAGCGTAGGAGGAATAAATGCCAAATATAAATGATTTTAAAGCCAAATTAAGAGGCGGCGGCGCTCGTGCTAACCAATTTAGAGTGACTATGCCTTTCCCTGGATTTGCTGCTGTAGGTGGGGAGACTGAAACAATGTCTTTCTTAACTACATCAACAGCTTTGCCAGGTATGACAGTTGCGGAAGTAGCTGTACCATTTAGAGGTAGGGAGTTATATGTTGCAGGTGATAGAACATTTGCTACATGGACTACTACTATTTTAAATGATACTAACTTCCTAATACGTAATGCTTACGAAAGATGGTTGAATGGTATTAACAATATGTCAGATAACGAAGGATTAGTTAATCCTGTAGATTATCAAGTTGACTCATTTGTTGACCAATTAGACCGTAACGGTAACGTGATTAAATCATATACATTTAGAGGAATGTTTCCAACAACTTTAGATGATATTGCATTATCATATGGGGACAATAATACTATAGAAAGTTTTACTGCTACTCATAGATACCAATACTTTGAAACAAATACTACTAGTTAATACCATTATAAGTATTAATAGGAGAAAATAGATTATGGCTGAACTGTTTGGGTTTAAGATAGAACGACTGAAAAGTCCATCAACCGATCCAAGACAAAATATAGTTCCACCTCAAGCGGAAGACGGTACACAAACCGTCCCCGCTGGTGGGTTTTTTGCGTCTTATGGAGGATTTGATGCTACTGCTCGTAATGAGTTAGATTTAATTAGAAGATATAGAGAAGTATCACTCCATCCCGAGTGTGATCTTGCAATTGAGGATATAATATCTGAGGCAATTGTATCAAATGAAAATCAACAATCTGTACAATTAGATTTAAGTAAAATAGAATATAGTGATTCAATCAAAAAGAAAATAAGAGATTCTTTTTGTGAAGTATTAAAGTTATTAAATTTTGATATTAAAGGCCACGACATCTTTAGAAGATGGTATGTGGACGGTAGATTATACTATCACAAAATTATAGATAAAGATTCACCAAGACTTGGTGTATCAGAATTAAGATATATTGATCCTAGAAAGATCAAAAAAATTAGAGAAATAAGAAAACAAAGAACGGACGGTATGCCAAGTTCGTTTGCCTTTGAGAATAAATTTCAGGAATATTATATATTCAATGAAAGAGGAATACATCCATCTTCTACATCAAATGCAGGTGGGTTAAGAATAGCTACAGACGCTATTACTTATTGTCCTTCTGGTCTTATAGACCAGCAAAAAAATCAGGTTTTATCTTATTTACACAAAGCAATTAAACCTGTCAATCAATTAAGAATGATTGAAGACGCTGTTGTAATATACAGAATTGCTAGAGCACCTGAAAGAAGAATATTTTATATAGATGTAGGTAACTTACCTAAAATCAAAGCTGAACAATATTTAAGAGATGTTATGGCTAGATATAGAAATAAGTTAGTCTATGACGCTTCTACTGGTGAAATAAGAGATGACAGAAATTATATGAGTATGTTAGAAGACTTTTGGTTACCTCGTAGAGAAGGTGGGAGAGGAACTGAAATTACTACTTTACCAGGTGGACAAAACTTGGGTGAGATTGCTGATATAGAATATTTCCAAAAGAAATTATATCGTTCATTAAACATACCAATTAGTAGATTAGAAGGTGGTCAAGGTTTTAACCTTGGTCGGGCTGCAGAAATTAGTAGAGATGAAGTTAAGTTTACTAAATTTGTAGGTCGTTTAAGAAAGAAATTTTGTATGTTATTCCATGACATACTGAAAACGCAATTAATCTTAAAAGGGGTTATTGCGCCAGAAGAATGGGATGCAATGCAAGGAGATATTACATTTACTTTCTTACAAGATGGATATTTTGCTGAGTTAAAACAAAGCGAAATGATGAGAGAACGGGTATTATTAGCACAACAATTAGAAGGATACGTTGGTAAATATTTTTCTAACGAGTATATTAGAACCAAAATATTAAAACAAAATGAACAAGAAATTAACGACATTAATCAGCAAATTGAAGAAGAAGGTGCCGAGCCCGAGCAATCTGAAACAGTCCCTGGCACAACGAATGGGGCAGGTGGGCCTAGGAAAGAAAAAGAAACGACAACAGTAAAACAAAAAGATAGTATAAGCGTTAAACAAAAAGCAGACAAAAAAGATTTTAAAGACGCTGAAATGAAAGCTAGAGATTCGTATAAAAGCACTACATAAGGAGATAAATATATAATATGAGTAAAGAAAATTTAGACAAATTTGTAAATAACTTGGAAAAAGGCAACAGTAAACAAGCAGGAGAAGACATTAAAAATGCTCTTGCTGATAAAGTTTCTAGTGCCTTAGATGATGCTAAAGTTGATGTGGCTAAATCTGTATTCACAGGACAGCAAGGTGTACAAGCACCTGAAGCTAATCCTTTTACAGGTAATGATCAGGCTGCAGAAACACCAGCACCAGAGGTACCAAGTGATGAAGTGGCTCAGTAATTTTATAAAAGAACAGATTACTGAAGCTAACGACTACAAGCGTACTAGGCAGTATAATAAATTAACTCCTAGAATGAAACGTGCTGTAGATATGGTTTTTAAAGCCGCTGATAGGAACGCAGATGTAATTGCTAATTTTGAAAAAAATGTTAATGCAGCTGCAAAGAAATTTGGCGTACAAAAACAAGACTTAATGAAATATTTTGATAAAGAAACATTAACAATTTTAAGGAGATAGAAATGGCAGTAACACAAAGAGTTCTAACAGATAATGCTTATGGAACTAAAGTTTTAGTAAACTTTGATGACCATGGCTCGGCTGTAACTATTGACGCTTCAGCATTAGCAAATAAAGAAGCTTCAGGTGATAGACTAGATATTAAAAAAGTATCTTGGTCTTTAGATACAGAAGTGGCAATAACTTTTACTGGTACAAATGTTGTAGAGGCGATTGATCTTGCAGGCGGTACAACAGGTAGTTTTGATTCACACGTTATCACTAACGGTGCAACACAACCTGGAGATGCTACAGACGCTGATATAATATTAACACCAGGAACTAGTACAGACGGTTTTGTTTATTTGGAACTAATCAAATCAGTTGGCTTTGGTAACTAATAATGGCTGATACAATATCTACACAGGTATTAACAGATACTACAGGTGTCAAATATGCGGTTAAACTAACCAATTATTCAGATGGCACAGGTGAAACTTTAGTACAAAAGGTTGACGCTTCGGCAACAACTTTTATGACTGAAGACGGTAATCGTAAAATATCAAAAATATTTTGGTCAGTAAATACATCCAATTCAAAGTCTGCCGTTGAATTAATATGGGATGGTACAACAAACGCTACAGGTGTTTTGTTGTCTGGTCAAGGGTTTTGGGATTTACGTGCCGATGGTAATGAGATATTAAACAACGCAACAGCACCAACAGGTGATGTTTTACTATCTACTAAAAACTTTGCAAATGGAGATAATTATACGATTTTAGTGGTTTTTAGATAGTTATTTGTATAAATAATAAAGAGAAATTAGAGATAGATACAAATGAGATTAATAACCGAGGAAGTTACACAAGCAAAATACATTGTAGAAGAACGAGATGGCAAAAAAAATTACGCCATTAAAGGTGTTTTTTTACAGTCCGATGTTAAAAATAAGAATGGAAGGATCTATCCTAAAGAGATTCTTCAAAAAGAAGTTCATAGATATAATAGAGAGTTCATAGAAAAGAATAGAGCATTTGGCGAACTAGGCCATCCAGACGGTCCTACCGTTAACCTAGAAAGAGTTTCGCATATGATAAAAGCTCTACATCCCGAAGGCAATAATTTTATAGGCGAAGCCCGAGTTTTAGATACCCCATATGGAAAAATAGTGAAAAGTTTAATAGATGAGGGTGCAACACTTGGAGTTTCAAGTAGAGGAATGGGCACACTTATTCAAACAGGTACTGCCAACATAGTCAAAGACGATTTTTATCTTGCAACAGCGGCTGATATAGTCGCAGATCCATCAGCTCCTGATGCCTTTGTAGAAGGTATTATGGAAGGAAAAGAGTGGATTTGGAACAATGGCGTTTTGAAAGAGCAAGAAATAAATGAATTAAAATTACAAGCAGATCAAAAGGCACGAAACAATAGAGCAGAAATTAATGCTAAAGTGTTTGAGTCTTTTCTTAAAAAGCTGTAGTTTTATAAATAGTAATTGACACTTTCCGTTAGGAGTAGTGGATCTATTACATTAATTAAAAAGTAAAAGTAAAGAAGGAGAAAATAACAATGGCTAACAATCAGGCAGATTTGCCAAAAAGAAACGCCGTTCCAGCTGAAGCACCCAAATCATTGGCTGCAACTGTTCAACAAGTGTTGACTAAAGCAGTTACGCACCCAAGTGATCCAAAATCGGATTTCGCACAAGGGGTCAAACATATTACAGGTGACCCACACCAAAAAAGTGCAGGCCAAGCTGACGCCGCAGGAAAATCTCTAAAAGCTGAAGATACAGAAGATAAAGAAAAAGAAGCTTTAAAAGCTAACGCTGATAAAGAAAAAGAAGCTGTAAAAGAAGCGGAAGAGAAAAAAGACGAAAAAGAAGTAAAAGAAAATCCATTAATGTCTTTAGGAAGAGTTGGAGCTGCAGCTGCAGGAACAGCCGCAGGAACAACAGCAGCAAATAGAGCTGCTGACGCAATAGGCGCTTCAGTTGATCCAAAAGCAAAAAAAGGAACAGTAAAAGAAGGCGAACTTCCAGCTGCTTTGCAAAAAGCAATTGATAAGAAAAAAGAAGACGCTAAAGAGTCTGACGAAAAAGAAGACGAAAAGAAAAAAGAAGACGTTAAAGAATCTGACGAAAAAGATTCTGACGAAAAGAAAAAAGAAGACGTTAAAGAAACTGAAGACAAGAAAGAAGATGAGAAGAAAGCTGAAGTCAAGGAAGACGATGCTAAAGCAGAAAAAGAAAAAGAAGTTAAAAAAGAAAACGAAACTGCTAAAGATAAAGTGAAAAACCTTGATATGAAAGAAGACGTTAAAGCATTAACTGAAGGTGAAGACCTTTCAGAAGAATTTAAAGCTAAAGCGGCTACAATCTTCGAATCTGCTGTAAAAGCAAAACTTGTTGAAGAAATTGAAAAATTAGAAGGCGAATACGAAACTAAAGTTGCTGAGAGAGTTGAAGAAACTAAATCAGAAATCGTAGAAAAAGTTGACGCATATCTAAACTATGTCGTTGAGGAGTGGATGAAAGAAAACGAATTGGCGATAGAAAAAGGTTTAAGAGCCGAGATTACTGAAGATTTTATCGGTGGTCTTAAAACATTATTTGAATCTCATTACATCAATGTTCCAAATGAGAAGTATGATGTTATTGAGAATCAAGCTGCTGAGATAGATAGGTTAAAAGAAGAAAATAACAAATCTATTGAAAAGAACGTTGAGTTAAATCAGAAGGTTGGTGAATTTACTAGAGAAGGAATTATAAATGACGTATCTAGTGATCTTGCTGAAACTGAAACTGAAAAACTTAAAGGTTTAGCAGAAGGAATTGAATATAAGGACGCAGACAGTTTTAGAAAAAGTATAGAAACTTTAAAAGATTCTTACTTCCCTAAAGCAGAAGCGAGTGATAAACAATCTAATGAAGTAGCGGACAATGATGCTTCTCCGAATTTATCGGAAAGTATGGCTGCATATACTGCTGCAATTAGTAAAACAAAGAAAAATCCTTATCTTAAATAGATAGGGGTTTTAGTTAATAACTAAAAAGAAGGAGAGATAGAAATATGTTTTTATCTGAATCAATACAACAAAAGTGGCAGCCCGTTTTAGATCATCCTGATCTTCCCGAAGTGAAGGACAGTTACAAACGTGCCGTTACATCAATGATATTGGAAAACCAAGAAAAAAGTTTGAAAGAAGATGCTCAGTTTTTAAGTGAAGCAGCTCCTGCAAACGCAACTGGTAGTTCAGTATCTAATTGGAATCCTATTTTAATTAGCTTAGTACGAAGAGCTATGCCTAACCTTATCGCTTACGATATTGCTGGCGTACAACCAATGTCAGGCCCAACAGGCTTGATTTTCGCTATGAGAAGCAGATATGCCTCTCAAAGTGGTGGTGAAGCTCTTTTTGACGAAGCTGATACAGACTTTAGTGGTAGAAATGCTGCTGGATCATCTGTAGCAAATAAAACTGGTCCTGCACACACAGGCGAAAACCCTGCTGTACTTAACGACTCAATCGGAACATCTACTGGCTATACTGCTGGTACTGGTATGACGACTGATTACGCTGAGGCACTTGGAGACGCTGCTGCTAACAGTTTTGCTGAGATGGCATTTTCAATTGAAAAATCAACTGTGACTGCGAAAAGCAGAGCACTTAAAGCAGAATATACTATGGAACTTGCACAAGATTTAAAAGCAATCCATGGTTTAGACGCTGAAACTGAATTATCAAACATCTTATCTGCTGAGATCCTTGCGGAAATCAATAGAGAAGTAGTTAGAACAGTTTACAGAACTGCTGAAGTCGGCGCTGCTGATAACGACAACTCACACGCTGCTATTAACACAACAACCGCTGGTATATTTGACCTTGACACAGACTCTAATGGTAGATGGTCTGTTGAAAGATTTAAAGGCCTTATGTTCCAATTGGAAAGAGATGCTAATACTATCGCACAAAGAACAAGACGTGGAAAAGGTAATATGATTATCTGCTCTTCAGACGTTGCTAGTGCTTTACAAATGGCTGGTGTGTTAGATTACACTCCTGCGTTAAACAACAACCTAAACGTTGACGATACTGGCAATACTTTTGCTGGTGTATTAAACGGTAAGTTTAAAGTTTATATAGACCCATATGCTGCTAATTTAGCTTCAAATGCAAGTCCTACTAAACAATACTATGTTGTTGGTTACAAAGGAACATCGCCATATGACGCAGGATTATTTTACTGCCCATATGTACCTTTACAAATGGTAAGAGCTGTTGGACAAGATACTTTCCAGCCAAAAATTGGATTTAAGACGAGATATGGTCTTGTTGCGAATCCTTTTGCTGGTGCAAGTGCTAGTTCAGCAATTGTTTCTGACGGTGTTGGTGCAATCAATGCTAACAGATACTACAGACGTGTTCAAGTTAAGAACATTATGTAATATTTGTTGAATAACAAATTAAGAAGGGCGGCTTCGGTCGCCCTTTTTTTTGGTCTAAATTCCAGATATAAATAATTATTAAGGGTAGAAGATTAACACAGACAATTCTACCCTTATTAAATAGATATAAATAGTAGTATGAAGAAATGGGTGAGAACAATATTAATAGAATATCTCTATATTTTTGTGTTTGCTATTATAATATTGGCATTAGCATACTGTACAGTTAACATATAAATAGTAGTATGAATGATTGGACAAAAGAATTTATAAAAAAACATACAGCAAAAGGTTCACATAGGTGGGCATTTTGGTGTGAAGGAATATTGATAGGTTTAGTAATAGGGTTATTATTATGACAACACTAAAAGCTATAGATAGACAACCGACTAAAATGGACTATGCAAGTCCAACGCAATTTAGATTTAGTATAGTCAAACTACCTAAAGTTGAGTATTTTTGCACAGCAGCTAATATACCAGGTCTTACAATGGGTTCAACTGAATTACCTACACCTTTGAAAGATATACCTATGCCTGGAGATAAAGTAGTTTATGATACTTTAGGTATTAGTTTTTTGGTAGATGAAAATTTAGAAAACTATAGAGAGATACACGGATGGATGACAGGTTTAGGTTTTCCAAAAGATTACTCTCAATATAGAACATTGCAAGGTGCTGGGACAGATAGATACCCAACAACAACAAGCGAAGATTATTCAAAAGAACACGGTGTTGTATCTAAACAAACTCCAGATGATGGTGGTTTGTATTCTGATTCTACACTTTTTATATTGACAAGTAAAAACAATGCCAATATAGAAGTCAGATTTAGAGATATATATCCAATATCACTATCTGGATTAGACTATAATCAGCAGGCCACAGACGTTGATTATTTAAATGCTACAGCAACATTTCAATATAAAATTTATGAATTTGCTAATGTTGGTGCTGGTAGAACTGTGGAAACGACATCATAGATTATTGACTTTTTAGTCCTAATCTGATATAATGGAGTTATTATGACATTTGATGAATTGCAGGAATTAGCAGATAAAGATTTAAAATTAAACGATACAGAATTAGACATTGAGTCGTTAAAAACACCTGCCTTACATAATAAGTATTGCAAATTTCACAATCAATATGTTAATCTCTTAAAAAAAGCAGAACAAGATAGAGATATAATGATTAGAGATAAGTGGGAATATTACACAGGTAAAGCAGACCCACAAGTCTATAGAGAAAATCCTTTTAATCTTAAAATTTTAAAACCAGACGTTGACAAATATCTAAAATCAGATAAAGACTTAATTAAGTTAGAACAAAAGGTAACTTATATTGAGAGTACTGTTAACTATTTGGATAAGACAATCAGATTAATTGCGAATCGTTCCTTTCAAATAAAGAACGCAATTGAGTGGCGTAAATTCACTTCTGGCGTTATCTAAAAAATGCAAAACATTATAGTTGACAAGGTCAATGATGTTTACATTCGGATTGATGCTGACGCTAGCATCCGTAGAGAATTGTCTGATTATTTTTCATTTGAGGTCCCTGGTTTTAAGTTTACACCCCAATTTCGTAATAGATTTTGGGATGGAAAAATTAGATTATATTCGTATGCTACAGGTCAATTATACGTTGGATTGTACCCTTACTTAAAACATTGGTGTAAAGAGAAAAATGTACATATCATTGAATCTAGTGATATTTTAACATTTAAAACACACACAGCCGCCGCCATAAACGATTTAATAGACTCTTATGAACTATCTATCACGCCGAGGGACTATCAAATTGAAGGTTTTAAATTTGCCTTGGAATATGATAGAGGCATAATATTATCGCCTACTGCCTCAGGAAAATCATTAATCATTTATATGTTGGTAAGACACTACCTTAATGTCATTGATAATAATATTTTAATTGTTGTTCCTACAACCTCATTGGTGGAACAATTATATAAAGACTTCAAAGACTATGGGTTTAATGTAGAGAAAAATGTTAGTAGAAAATATCACGGTTATGAAATAGATGAAAACAAACGAGTTGTTATATCAACTTGGCAATCATTATATAAACTTCCAAAACAATTTTTTAAAGACTATGGGGCTGTACTAGGTGATGAGGCACATTTATTTAAAGCAGTATCATTGACAAAAATTATGACCAAACTTGTTGATTGTAAATATAGAATAGGTTTGACAGGCACTTTAGATGATAGTAGAACACATAAGTTAGTATTGCAAGGCCTGTTTGGTATGGTTAATAAGGTTGTATCAACAAAAGAATTGATAGATAGAAAACAACTCTCAAATTTAAAAATTGTCTGTTTAAATTTAAAGTATCCAGAAAGTGAATCAAAGAGTGTTTACGGTGTTAAGTACTTTGAAGAATTGGAGTATTTGGTTCAAAATAAGGCACGTAATAAATACATACGAAATCTTGCCTTGGCACTAAATGGAAATACTTTATGTTTGTTCCAACTAGTTGAAAAGCACGGAGATCAATTACATCAATTTATTAAAGAGAAAGCAGACCCTAAGCGAAAGGTGTTTTTCGTTTATGGTGGAACAGAAACAGATGATAGAGAAAAAATTAGAGAAATCACGGAGAAGTCTGACAATGCAATTATTGTCGCTTCTTTCGGGACGTTCAGTACTGGTATCAATATTCGTAATTTACACAACATTGTTTTTAGTAGCCCTAGTAAGAGTCCTATAAGAGTATTACAATCTATAGGCCGTGGCTTACGTGTTGGTGATAAGAAACAAAGCGCTACAGTATATGATATTTCAGATGATTTAACATACAAAGGTAAGAAAAACTTTACTTTAACACACTTCCAGGAACGAGTTGAATTATATAATAGAGAAGGATTTAACTATGAAATACATAGCGTTTCCTTGAATGGAAAAGATAAATAGTAGTATGATTAATAGAATTGATACAAAAGCTGTTAAGATAATAAGACTAGTTTCTGGTGAAGAAATTTGTTGCAAATTTCCTCTTAAAGAAAATCAACTACCTGATAGCTCAAAACTATTGAGATTACAAGAGCCGATGTTAATAAAATACATTCCTCGTATTACTGAACACGGTATATCTGATTATATTGCGCTAGTTAAATGGGTTGGTTTTACAGATGAGAGAATTGTAACTATACCTGTTGATAAAATTATCACAATATGCAATGCTACCAATGAATTTACACATAGATATGGTAAACTTGTTGGTTCATTGAGAGAATCAAAACAAGCTTTACCAGGATTTATACAAAGAGATATGAAAGATGATGAATGGGGAGACGAAATTCCTCCATCAGGAGACGAACTTCCGCCATCAAATGATAACAATATTAATAAGAAGAACTTAAAGGATATGGCTAACTGGTTGAATATGCCTAGTAAAAGGATTCACTAACGTGAGGTAGCTAGCTTTCTAGCAACAACCCACATAGGTATTATATCATCTATTTCCCACATGTCAAGCACCTATGAAAATA